GAGGCCAGCATGCCCACCTACACCTACCGTTGCGATACGTGCACCCACGTACAGGACGAATTCAACCGCGTGGCCGAGTGCGAGTCCGCGGCGCCGATGTGCTGCGGCGAGCGCATGTCCATCAAGATCCAGCCTGTCATGGGCAGCGTGCAGGGCGAATGCCACTATCGCTGCCCGGCGACCGGCCAATGGGTCACATCGTGGAAACAGCGCAACGAGATTTTCAAGCGCCACAACCTGATGGACGCCCGCGACATGAATCCGGGATTCGTCAAGCGCGAATCGGACGCGCAGATCGCACGCGACGAAGCCATCGCGGCGGAAATGGACATGCCGGAAGGATTCGACCACGACGCCATCATGTCGCAACTGATGGACGAAAAACTCGCCGGTCAGCCGGCATAACGGGAGACACACATGCGAATCGAGAATGACCCGAGCGGCGACGATGGCGAGATCGAAGTCGACAGCGCCACAGCGATGAAGGACGCGTTCGGCGCGGCATTTGACGAAGCGGCAGGGAACGAGGATGGCGTCGCGGTCGCTACCGGCGCAGCGCCGCCGGCTGGTCAGGCTGCGGCAGCCACGCCAGCCGCCGGCGCGCCGCCAGCGTTCACGAAGCACAACGCCCCCGCGCGCTGGCACGAGGACGCGAAAAAGGCATGGGACGCGCTGTATGGCTACGAGGGCGCGCATGCCCACATGGAGGCCATCAATTCGCAGTGGTCTCGTGCGCAGGCGTACCTGACTCAGCAAGAACAGCAGCGGTCGCAGCTTGAACGCCAGTGGCAGCCGATCCAAGAGATGATCGCGCCGTTTTCGCAGCATTGGGCGCAGCAAGGCATGGACACGCAGCAAGGCTTGCGCCAGTTGTTCGGCTACGCCCAGGCGCTCGCTACCAATCCGGCCGAGACGCTGTTACAATTGGCCGAAATGTACGGCGTCGACCTGCAAAAGCAGTTCGAAGATCGGCCATACGTTGACCCTGCAACTGAAACGCTGCAGTGGAAGCTTCAAGAGTTGGAATCGCGCCTCTCCTATCGGGATGAACACGCGCGCAGGGCCCAACACATGCAGTTGTCCGACACCGTCCGCGCGTTTGCGGAGGCCAAGGACGCAAGCGGCAATTTGCTGCATCCGCATTTCGAAGATGAAGGCGTGTTCAACGATATGTTGCGCGCGGTGGGCATGGGGTACGCACAGGACCCCGAAACCGCATACAACATCGTCGTCAACAGCAGGCCAGACATCCGTGAGAAAATCGCCGCCCAACAAAAGGCCGCGGAGGATGCCAAAGCGATCGCAGCGGCCCGTCAGAAGACGGCAACCGTCACGCGGATTGTCGGCGCGTCAGGCACGGTCAAAGGCAACGGCAAAGGTGAAGCGCCGGCCATGAGCATGCGCGACGCCTTCGAAGATGCGCACGCGAGCCTCAGCCGCAGTCGTTGACGGGAAATCCTGACCGACTCGTGACGAGGCCGCGCAACCCCTGCAAATCCACGTCATGAGGTGACGAAATGGCATACCCCAATCTTGGCGACCTTGTCGCCACTACCGCGCGAAAGTTCACGCGCGACATTCAGGACAACGTCCTGCTCGACAACGGCCTGTTGAATTTCCTCAAGGACAAGGGGAAGGTCAAGGGCGGCGTCTGCGGCCGCACGCTGGTTGACCCGTTCATCTACGGCGACAATTCATCCGTCCAGTGGTACAGCGGATACGACACGTTCACTCCGCCGACCACGCAGCAAGTGTTCGACGGCGCCGAGTACCAGTGGAAGCAGCTCGGCGGCTTTATCTCGATTTCGGGCCGCGACCGCAAGATGAACCGCGGCAAGGAAGAGCAGTTCTCGTTCTTCAAAACCCGCCTGAAGCAGATCAAATCGCAGCTCAAGAACACGCTCGGCCTGTCCCTGTACTCGGACGGCACTGGCTCAGGTGGCAAGGAAATCGGCGGCCTGCAGCTGCTTGTTGCTGACAACCCGACCGCAGCCGGCACCGTTGGCGGCATCAACCAGGTCACCTATTCCTGGTGGCGCAACAAGTACAGCGCCGCCGCGGCGACGACCGCCTCCAACATCCGTGGCCGCATGAACAGCATGTGGCTGGAAATCAAGCGCGAATCGGACGTTCCGGACGTTTGGGCGGCCGACTCGTACATGTACGAGTTGTACTGGGAAGCCCTGCAGGATCTGCAGCGCATCATGTCTGCGGAGTCGGGTGATTCCGGATACAAGAACCTGTACTTCAAGGGTGCCCCGGTGATCTATGACGGCCGCTGCCCGACGAAGCACATGTACGCCCTGAACACGGAAGAGATCGCGCTCACCGCGAACAGCGACGCCGAAGACACGTTCTTCGAAGTCGGCGACGCGCGCCAGGTCACGAACGCCGACTATGAGGTCGTGCCGATCTGGTTCATGGGCACGATGCACACCGGCCGCCGCGCTGGTCACGGCGTCATCATCGCAAGCTAACCGGAGCCGCTACCATGCCCCTGCAAGACTCTTACGCCTGCCTTGTCGTCAAGGCCGTCCCCACCGATACCGCGACCACTGACGGCGCGTCTGTTGCCGTTCCGTTCACCGGCTCCGGCTACGTGGTCCGTGCTGTGCACGTCTACAATTCGCGCATCCTGTCGACGGGCGCGACGGCCGACAATTCGACCGCGACGCTCGGCGTATTCGGCGCGTCTGGCGGCAGTTCGCCAACCATCGTCGCAAACGCCGCGTTGACCACGCACACCGGCAAGACCATCGTTTCGTCCCGCACGGTTGCGGCGACGGCGACCACGCCGATCGTCACCGCATCGACCCTGTACATTCGCACCGGCACCGCGTCCGGCGTGACTGGCTCCGGTGTTGATGTCGTGATCGAGTACAGCGCGCTGCCGTAACCCGGCCGTGCGTCGGTGATACCATCCAAGGGCCGGCCATTGCGTCGGCCCTTGTGTTTTCCATCCTAGGAGACCGCCGTGGCGGAATTGAACGAGAAACAGCTGGACGACATCGTGCGCCAACAGCTTTGGGGCGCCAAGCGCATCGCCGCGTGGTTCACGCTGCAGCCGGTGCGCAATACCGTTGAATCCGAGAAACAGGGATTCCCGGTGTACGACGAACGCCCGTACATCATGGTGTTGAAGGACGACGAACGCGACCACGTCAGCGTACCGGCGACCGCGGACCATATCCGCCAGTTCCCGTCCGAGTGGCAGCGGTTCCGCGACAACATCAAGTCGCCGCGCATGCCGTTGCAGGGCCTTCCGGGCATCAACCCGGCATCGATTGCGGCGCTGAACGAGCTCGGAATCTTCACGATCGAAGACTTGGTTGCGGCCGAGATCACGACCGACCGCGTTTTGCAGGCGCGCGAGATCACCGACGAGATGATTGATCAGGATCTCGATTACCTCGGCGACATCGCCCCGAAGCGTGCTGTACCGGCGACGCTGGCGCGCTGGCGCGACGTGGCGATGCATTACATCGTGTTCCGAGCCAAGGCCAGCGGCAAGACGCCGCCGACGCTGCGGTTGTTCAACGGCCACTATGAACTCGCCACGGTGACGCCGGCCACGGCCGAGCCGCAGATTGCCGTTCCGGACGTATGGGGGAATGCAGCATGATCCACGACGCACGCAACGAGCCGACCGCCCCGATTCTCGACGACAAGGTGTGGAAGGTGCCCCATGTCGTCGACGCCGGCACGGTCGTCTGGCGCGAGCCGCGAACCGATGCCGAGCGCGCGCTGGTGGCCGCCCACATCGAAGAGCAGGAGGCCGTGCAGGCCGTCCGCGCCCGCAGGCAGGCCGCAGGTGCGGGGGCGTCTCAGAAACGCACTGCTGAGGCTCCAGGTGAGCCGGCGACCGCGTCCAGTGGTGAGCCCGACCAGTTCTGACCAGTAACCGGAGCCCGACGACATGGCGATGACACTTCTACAGGCCGCGCAGCAAGTCGCGGGCGAATCCGGGTTCGAAGTGCCGGCGGCAGTCGTCGGCGCTACGGACGGCAGCGCGCAGTATCAGTACCTCGCGAACGCGACCGTGCGGACGCTGCGCCGGTACGAATGGCAGAAGCTGCGCAAGGACGGGTCCATCACCCTGACCAGCGCGACGGAATACACGTTGCCGACCGACTTCTGGTCGATCATCCCGGACACGCTGTGGCCGTACTCGGCGGGCCGGCCGGCTGACATGCCGGTGACGACCTCACGATGGGCGCAGCTGAAAGCCATGATCGGGATTTCGTCGATCGCGTTCAATTGCCGATTCCTCAACAACAAGCTAGCCGTGCAAAACCCGCAGGCCGGCTATGTGATGAACTTCGAGTACGTCTCAAAGAATGCCATCGAATCGAGCCTGGGCGTCGCGAAAGAGCTGTTCACCGCCGACAGTGACGTGTGTCTGCTCGACGATGAGCTGTTCGTGCGCGACTTGAAATGGCGGTGGAAGAAGGAAAAGGGCATCGACGACTGGCCGGCCGATTTCGAGGACTTCTCGAAGTACCTGCACTACCGCCAAGGCGTCGATGCCGGCGCGCAGACCATCACGGCGACGAAAAACGTCGTGTTCCCGGAACCGTACACGAATCTTTGGGTGGCTTGATGCCGACTGTCTCTATCCCGGCGCCGTTCGGCGGCCTGAACGCCCGCGACGCCGTAACGGCGATGCCTGCTCAGGATGCCATCCGGTTATTCGACTGGATTCCGCGAGGAACGTTCGTGGAAACGGCGCCGCCAGTGGAGGATTTTTACTCCGGCCCGAACCGCGTATTCACTCTCGCGCCGTATGAGGTAGGCGCGTCCAAGAAGCTGCTTGCTGCAGTGGAGACATCCGCGTTTTCTGGATCATGGGACATTGTTGAAGTTTCGATCGGAACGCCGTCGACGCTGAAAGCGGCTCAGAGCGGCGGGATCTACAGCTTCACGATCTTCAACTCTCTGATGGTGTTGTGCAATGGCGTGGACACGCCGCAGGTCTACAACGGCACGACGTGCTCGAATATCGCAGTGACCGGCGTCACAGCGACCACGCTACGCGGCGTGATCACGTTCAAGGGCCGCTGCTACTACTGGCAGAACAACGCGCAATCGTTCTGGTACGCCGCCGCCGGGTCGTATCAAGGAGCGCTGGCCGAGTTCCCGATCAGCACGTTCACGACGCTAGGCGGCAAGGTCACGTTGCTATGCACGATCACGCGCGACGGCGGCGAAGGCGCCGATGACCTGTTCTGCGTCGTGATGTCGACGGGCGAGATTCTGGTGTACCAGGGTGACGATCCGGCAGGCGCGTTTTCTTGGGAGATGATCGGGCGGTTCAAGTGTCCAAGGCCGCTTGGACTTCGCAGCGCGCATCGGTATGGCCGCACCACGCTTCTGATGACAGAAGAAGGAATCATAGACATTGCAGCCGTGCTTTCCGGGACGATATACCCTGCATTTTCAGACAAGGTAATCGCAGTCACCACGTTCAAGGACGATAACTACGCAAGCGGTGACGCTCGCGACCTTGCATGCGCGGTGGATTCTCAAGAATCCATGTCGACGATGTTCCTTCCAAACAACGTCTACACGCAGTTCCCGGCGTTCAGTTCGATACCGATTTGCGTCGAACGCGCCACGGGCCAATGGTGGAATTACATGGGATCCGCTGGGGACTTCTTGTCTGGCGGCGTGGGAACGCCTGCATGCGCATGCTCGTTCGACGGGCGTACGTATTTCGGCGCAAGTGCGGCCACTGGCAGCTCCATCCTTGTCATGCAGGCGCCACCTATCCCTGCATTTGTTTCGCCAGCGGTTATCAGCAAGGTTTGGCGCAACTGCAGCGTTTCTGGCATTTCTTTCGCGGTGACGTTCAATAGCGCGGTGCTGACCGATTACTACAACCCGGAAAACACGACACTAGCACCATACACAGGGGTTTCGTCTTACCAGCCGGCGCCGTCGTTCCTGATATCCCAGGCGACCGCAGTGCAAACGGTCTACGACAGTAGCGAAAACTACTGGGGGTCAACTCCGAAGCTTCGCTGGTACATGACGAACCTGAGGATCAAGACCGGCGGCAAGCGGTGACGAAAACATCGGCCACACGACACAGGCAGTGACCCCATGACGAAGATCGAGCGCAACAACGATTTCACCATGCGCGAGCAGATCAGCACGGCGCTGACGGATCTTGAAACTGACGCCGCCGACCTGCGCGCCGAAGTGGAGGCCATCGACGCCCGCGTCGTCACGCTTGAAGCGAACATCGGCTATGCCCTGTTCGTCCAGTCGCCAGAATTCGACCCGGCTGACTCGACTACGTATTACTTCGGGGCGCTACCTATCGCGCCAGCAACGTCTGGTGCAGAACGCCGCCTGCATGTCCCGCGCGCCGGAACGATCACGCGCGTCGACGTGACCAGCTACGCGAAAACGGCGGGTTCTGCGGAGTCTGTTTCGCTGTACGTGCGCAAGAACGACACGACCGACACGCTGGTGGCGACGGTATCGGCCGCGGCGAACCTGCGGTATTTCCAGGCCACGGGCCTGTCGATTGCCGTAGCTGCCGGCGACTACATCGAGATGAAGCTCGTGTGCCCGGCGTGGGGGACAAACCCGATCGGCGTGTACATGGCCGGGAACGTGTTCGTGAAGTGATTGAAGAGAGCGGCCGGCGCTGATCTCCGGCATGATCCCCTAGCCGAATGGGTCGCTTACAAGGGGATCGGCCTTGCATAGAACTAGGTGGCCACACCTATGCAAACCCGCTTATGTCCCTGCGCATCAGCCTGCGCATTCGCTCTCAAGGATGGCGGCTGTTCCGGCGTCCCGGACTCGCTGGCATGGGCTCGAACCACGCAATGCCTGACCTAAACGGTCGCCGCTGTTCCATTCGCGTTCAGCGCAACCGCCATCCTTCAAAGCACCCCGTTCCGCACGGGGTCACGCGTCAGTCGCAGCGCCGGCTGATGCTGTCCTGACATTACCCATTCGGACTCGGGGCGTATAGGTTCGCCAACCTTGCGCGGTTGCAGTGACTATACCGCATGATGCGCTGGACGCAACTACCGCTCGTCGGAAACTCGGCCGCTGAACTGTCACGACGCGGCCGGCCGGCAACATCATCCGCGCAGGAGAGGCCGCATGCAGGCGCCCGCACAACGTGCTGATACACGGACTGTTGCTGCGGTGGTTTTCGCATGTCAGGGCACGCCCGCTTATCCCTGCTGCCGTTATCCCGTGAGGGCCGCCGGCAGTGCGGTGCTCGAACATCCCGATCATACATCCCGGACTTCATATCCTAGCAAATCGGCCTCGGCGCCCTTGGCGATTTCTGACGCCGAGACTTCGCGGAGTTTGTAGTTCGCGTTTGCC